TTGTTAATTGTACTTTTGTTGAAATCAAACAATACACGCTGTTTTGCATTTTGAATGCTTTGACCAACTAAAGGAATGTTCTCAGCAAATTCCTCAAGTGTTTTAAATTGACCACCAAGGGTTTGACCTGTTGTTGGTGTAATTCCCAGATCACGCATGGTTTTTTCTGCTTTGGAGACTAATGGGTTAAGAACACGACCCGCACCCGCAACTACCTTTTCACCAATAGGGCCAGTAACTGCACCCAAAGCAACTTGCTCTGTCTTCTGCTCACCAAATGTTCCTTCTCCAGTTGCAGGTTGCATAGCACCGCCAACAGCGCCAGCAGTTGCCGCTTGACCAACAGTAGACAAACCTTTAGCTCTTGCTAATTGAGCAACTCTTGCCGCAGGAACTAAACTGGCGGGATTTAAAATGTTGCCACCCAATCGGCCTACATCAAATCCAGAATCGCCTTGAGCTTGACGTTGAGCCTGATATGCTTGCTCTTCAGCTCTAGCCATCTCATCTACACGCTTTGCTTCTTGAGAAAAGAATTGGCTAACAGGATTAGGCGTTGTTCCACCTAAACTTGTGATGCCCGCTAAGGCACGAGGAAGCATCTGAGCGACACCAGTAATCGGGTCTTTTAAACCCATAGCAAAGCCTGAAGATGGAGCTTTTGCTTGCGGCATAGTTCCAGAGATGGCTTCTGCTATTTGTTCGTCAGACATTCCATCGGGAAACTCTATTACGTCTTTTCCAACTTGAACATAAGTGGGCATATTATTCTCCTTTTATTACTTCAAGTTGGCGAGTTTGCAAGTTATAACGTTTGGTTGGCGTTTGTGTGGGTGTAGTAACAGGTGTAATTGGTAACTCAGTACCACCTTTAGCCGATTGTGCTTGTAGCCTCAAACGCTCAATGTTATTTTGAACTTTCTTTTCTGCATTACTTAAAATACGCTTCATAGATTCTGGCTCTAGGCGTTGATTGCCAGCTACAACATCTTTCAAGTATTTAAGTTCTTCATTAGAGTCATTGCCACCAAATTGCACCAAACGAGGAATTACAATTTCGCCAATGTTTGCTAAAAACACTTCTGTGTTTTCGAGCTTCTTTTGGTTGCCAATTGAACCAAGCGAATATTTAGTCGCTGCTGCCTGTTCAGGGCCAAAAGCACCCGCATAAATTCCTTTGTTTAACAAAGAAAGTGCGTCTTTGTATGCGGTTTGCAATGAGAATTGGTTTTCAACGTTGGCTAAATTTTCACCTACAATTTTACCAGCCGCTTTAGCTGCCGCACCAGTATCAACATTGATACCACCAATGGTGACGTTACCAGTGCCTTTACCAGCACCTTCAACTTTCTTATTTGCGTATTCAAGCATCCGCTTTTGGAATGGTTCAGTGCCTGGTGTTAAGCCAGCCTCAGTCAAAGTTTTAGCAAACTCTGAGTATTTCTGAGTATCTGGGCCTTTGTAAATTTCTACACCAGTAACAGCATCTACCAAAGAATTTCCAACAACAACTGTTTTTTTACTCTTATCTTGGAATTGTTCTAATTGAACAAGTTGAGTTGTAAGAAGTCGCCTTGCACGATCTATCTCTGGAGTTGGCTCTTTCATTCTTAATTCATCTAATTGATCTTGAATTCGTGCCGCCTCATTAGCAATTAAGATTTCTTTAGGGACTGCTTGTTGACGCTCACGACCAGCCGCAGCAGTACGCTGTTGAGCCAAAGCAGTCTCGCTTTGAGCCTTACGAGCATATTCAGCAAGAGCAAAAGCACCTTGTTGGTCGCCCATTTGTGCCAACATCTTTGCGCCTTGTAGGATTGACTCAGGGTTAGATTGGTCTATCTGTTGGGCAATAGTGTTTCTAGCACTGATTAGCTTTAGTTGTGGGTCTTCTATGCCCATAGCACCTGCAATAGCACCACCAAGCCCTCTAGCACCCGCATAGGTCATTGCCGCACCAGCTTCACCAGGAGTCAGTTTGGCAAGGTCAATACCCTCACGCAAAGCACTTCTACGTTGTTGCTCACCATACATCTCTGGGGTTAGTCCAAACAGACCCGCTACAATATTTTCTGCCATGATGATTCCTTACAAATATAAGCCAAGGTCTTGATTGCCATAATAACTACCAGTACCAAATGATGTTGCTGGTGCGCTTAAAGCCGTTGTGGGTGGTACATTGCTAAACAATCCACCTAATAGTTGACCAAAAGCGGGGTTAGAAGACAAACCACTTATTGCAGATGAATATGGATTTCTAGTTGCATTAGCACCTGTCGCCAAGGCTACGCTTTGACCCGCACCTTCTAAGCCCAAAGCACCCGCCCTAGCACCCGCTGTAGCCGCTGCTTGACCAAGTTGTGAGCTTAGAGTAAATGGTTGTTGTCCTGCGGCTTCTAGAGCCTGAACCTGACCCATTGCAGTTGTATAAGGAGCATAAGCGGCTTGTTGACCCGCATAGTACTGACCCATTGCGCCAGCGCCTTGACCAAGCAATCCCGCACCAAATGCAACCTGTTGTTGACCAGCTTGTTGAGCATTAGCCGCCAATTGAGCTTCTTGTTGCGCTCTAGCGTTATACAAAGCCTGTAGTTCAGGAGTTGTAGCACCCAATGTACCGCCTTGAGCAACAGATAAACCACCACGACCTTGTTGTTGCAGTCTGTTTTGCAATGTAGCTAACTCTAGCTGTCTACCTGGTTGCAACAAAGCCATCTGTTGATTGAGATAGTTTTGAGCAACCGCTTCAGGAGATTGAGCCAAGTATTTATTACCAAGAGTAAACAAACTTTGAGCGCCTGTTTGCAAAGGAGCAAATTGAGCCTGTGCCGCTTCTGCTTGAGTTAAACCCGCATTAGACAAAGCCATGAACCTGTCTTGCTGTGCTTTGGCTTCAGGGCTTAATGTGTACCCTGCGCTTGTCATTTGACCAGTTTTAGGATCAAAGCCAAACTGTGAAGTACCAAAACGAGTAGTCATTCCAACAGGTCTGAAAGCCGCAGCCTGTTTAGCAGCAGCAGTCTCAGCATCAATCATTTTTTGGGCAGCAATAGCCGCTTCACGAGATGTTTGTTGCTGTAAAAGACCTGCGCCTGTTGTTAAACCAGTATTAAGAAGATTACCAAGGTTTGTTGTACCACCACCAAGAACACTATTAACAACAGAACTAACACCTGCATTAACAAGTGGTGTTGTAATTGCTGGAGGAAAACCACCAGAAGGAATTATAGGAGGAACTACACCAGTAGGAACAACAGGAGGCACACCTGTTGGTGGCACAACTGTAGGGGGAATAAGTGCGCTTGCTCCAGCACCTATAGCAGGATAAGTTCCAGCTCCAATAGCCGCTAACTCAGCCGCTGTAAAAGCGTCTGCCCCACCAATGATTCCTGCATTAGCCAAATCAAAAGCACCACCAGAACCAGCAAACTCTAAACCCGCACCAGTAGCACCTGCCGCACCGCCTAGCAATCCCGTACCAGATAACAAAGCATCTGATGCGGCAATTTTGGCTGGCGTAAAACCTGCCGTTAGACTTCCTAACCCTGCCACACCTAATCCTGCCGCTTGTGTAGCAGTCAATCCAGGCAATAAGGCTTCTGCTGCAGCAATATCGGCTGCTGTTATACCTGCCGTTAGACTGCCACCCGTACCACCCAATAAACCCTCTAAACCACCTAAGCCATATACAGCAGCACCAATGGCTAATGCAGGTACTACCCAACTAGGAACATCAGCGCTATCTCCACCAGATTGAGAATAAAAAAGAGGTTTACCAGTAGCGTCAAACTCAACGCCATAAGCAGTAGAGTCTTTTCCAGCAAAAGTTCCACCCCAGATATTGTCTCCTGCTCTATCATAGAAAGGCTTAATTGCCTCTCCTGTGGCTTTATTGAAGAACTCTGTTTTTCCATTAGGGGTAGTGCGCTGACCAAAATCATTGATATCTTTAATACCTTGACCAGCCAACATTACACCCATGTCATAGGCATTCTTTGTGGTAGAACCATAACCTTCACCAACCCATTTATCTGTAGTTCCTTGAGCCAAAATCTGACTAGCAATATTAGCTGCTGCGCCTGTTGAGGGCAAAGTATTGACAGCTTCATTTCGTGCATAACCAAGGAAGTTACTAAGTTGTCCTGCCTTAATATCTCCACCAAATCTTTCAATTTCTCCTTGAGTTGGCGCTCTACCTAAAGTATCTTGGAACAGTTTGACTGTAGGATCAACAGGAGCTGTTGCTTGATTAGCCACCAATGATGGTGTTTGAGCCGATACCACAGGAGCAGTAACAGAAATAGCTTTAGGAGCTACTCCAGTAGTGGTTGTTTTAATAGCATCGGCTAAGTTAGTACCCAATAAACCATAAGTAGCAGCAGTTGGGTGAACAGGATCTGCGGCTGAAGTTGCATTCGTTAAATTACTTGTATAAGTAAATTTATCATCTAATGTTGTGCCTGTTTGTTTGGCAACATCTCTAACAATATCAGCGTATGCACCGACATTCTGCGCCCAACCTTCTGTAGAACTTGTAGAGTTAGGAGTTTGAAGAATAACCTTCTTGCCAACAGCTTGAAGTGTCTGAACAGCAGTTAATAGATTTTTGGCAAATGTAGCGGGGTCTTCATTGCGATATGCCTCATTCATACCATAGTTCAATACCACAGTACCAGCGCCACTTGATAGTGCTTTATCAAAGTCAGTACTGTTTAAAAAGTCACCAGCAGTTGTTGAATTGATACCCAAATTAGAAACAGAATAGTCACTACCTAAAGCCTTTTGAGCCGTAGTAACCATGTTTTCTGCTACTTGATTACCTGCGTTATAGCCCCAAGTTGTAGAGTCTCCAACAGCTACAACCTTTGTAGGGTCTATCTGTGTCGCTAAAGGATTAGCCGCTATATAAGCAGCAACCGCTTGGGAATTAGCGGCTTGTGGTTGTTGTTGTACTGTTTCAGCTACAGACTTATTAAAGTTTGCAAGTAATTGATCTGGAGTAACAACGCCAGCCTTCAGAGCATCTAACCAAAAGTTATAACCCTCTTGGTCAATTTGACCTACATTACCCCCAATACCTGTTCGCCCAATAGCTCCATAAGCCCCTTGAACAATATCTTCATAAGATGTAGCCATGATTATTCCTTATTGTGGCGCATCAGGCCAAGTTCCATGATTAGACAGAAGCTGCTTGCAATGGCGCAAGGTCTTCAGTTGTCCAATAGTCTTTAGCCAACATGATTTTTAAATGTTCTTTGTTGCGTGACAAACAATCTGCCCAATCAGCATCAGACATTGTTGATGGCTTGCTACCATTGATTAGGTTTACGCTATCCATTGCGGCAGAGTAGTGCTGTGCAATTTGTGCTGGTGTTAGTGTTTCAGTGGTCATTTTAGTTTCCTTTTAAGGGTGGGTTAATTTGTAAGCGTCAAATTCTGCTTTGAGTTCTTGGATAGCCTTAACTAATACAGGCACTAACGATTCTCCGTTATAGCGAAGATGTTCTTCGTCTTTATTGTCAATAATGACTGGGTTGTCACCTTCCAAAGCCAAAATATCTTGTGCGCCAAAACCATATTTAACATCACCATGAGGTGTGTTGTCTCCACGGGTTTCTGTAAATTGATATTTAATTGGTTTTAGTTTCTGCACAAAGTCTAAACCAAGTGGCACATCACCCAATACAATTTTATCCCGCAGATCAGAAACAACTGTCCATGCTACTTGTATGTAAGCATTTGTAGTTGAAGTGCTACCCATTGAAATATAATTACTTTGAGTAGTGATTGATTGCGCTGGAGCATAACCACCTGCCGCAGTTTGTCCACCAATAGTTATATTTCCAGAGCCAGTTGTCATGTAATAACCACTTGACCCACCAACACAAACATTAAATGAACCAGTAGTAATGCTATAACCAGTAGAAATTCCTAATAATTGGTTGTATTGACCAGTCGTATTACTATACCCTGCCTGATAACCTACGGCAGTGTTGTTATCGGCCGTGGTGTTGGAGTAAAGGGCAACATGGCCTACTGCAACATTTGCAGTACCAGTTGTGGTGCTATAAAGCGCACTTTTACCAACAGCAATATTTTGAGCACCAGTTGTGCTGCTATAAAGCGCACTATTTCCAAACGCTGAATTATCACCACCAGTAGTATTTGAATAAAGTGCTTGATACCCTACAGCGTTGTTGCTACCTGCTGTGGTGTTGGCTTGAAGTGAATCACGACCAATAGCAACATTATAACTTCCTGTTGTATTAGCTCCAAATGACCCTTGTCCAAAAGATGAGTTTTGATTCCCAGAAGTGTTTGATACACCTGATTGCAAACCAACAAAAGTGTTTGCTGTTCCTGTATTTGATTGACCTGCTTGATAACCAATTGCAGTTACATTATTTGAAGTGTTATTTTGTCCAGCTTGGTAACCAATAGCAGTTACACCAGTTGCAGAAGTAGTAGTCGTTGCGGCTTGATAACCCAATGCAACAGCCGCAGTTCCCGCAGGTGTAATTCCATAAACAGTACCCAATGCAGTAGGAGTAGCGGCAGAAGCACCACCTGAAGAAGCAATCGTAATTGCACCACTTCCATTTGTAATCGTTATGCCAGAACCTGCTGTCAATGTTGTCTTAGTCAGCGTGTTGCCTGTGGTGTTACCAATCAACAGTTGACCATCTGTATAGGATATTTGACCAGTGCCACCATTAGCTACTGGCAAAGCAGTACCTGAGTAGGTCATTGCCAATGTGCCAGATGTGGTAATAGGTGAACCTGAGACACTAAAGACACTTGGGACTGTTGCCGCAACGCTAGTAACAGTTCCAGAGCCACCAGATGCTGCAATGGTCTGGTTAGGCCATGTGCCAGTAACAGTTACGTTTGTTCCCGCAACAATGCTAGGAGTTGCTGTTCCTGTACCGCCATTTGCAACGGGTAGTTGACCTGTCACACCTGTTGATAAAGGTAGACCAGTTAAGTTTGTAGCAGTACCGCTAGATGGAGTTCCAAGAACACCACCATTGACCAAAGGTGCGCCAGAAGAGCCTACATTGACCGCTAGAGCCGTTGCTACGCCCGTTCCTAGACCAGACACACCAGTAGAGATTGGAAGCCCTGTAGCGTTCGTTAATGTTGCGCTAGTAGGCGTTCCAAGGATAGGAGTTACCAAAGTAGGTGAAGTAGCAAATACTGCTGATCCTGTACCTGTTTCGTCAGTCAAAGCACCCAAAAGGTTTGCAGAACTAAATGAACCCAAAGATGTTGCATTGCCAACAGAAGTGACTGCACCTGTAAGGTTTGCGTTAGTAGTGACATTACCTGCAGTAAGACCAGACGCAGTACCCGTAATGTTAGTTCCTACCAAAGCTGAAGGAGTACCCAAAGCAGGAGTTACTAGAGTAGGGCTATTGGCAAACACCAAAGCACCTGAACCTGTTTCGTCTGTTATGGCAGAGATTAAGTTTGCAGATGATGGCGTAGCCAAGAATGTAGCTACACCAGTACCAAGACCTGAAACACCTGTGGAGATCGGCAATCCTGTTAGGTTAGTTGCCGTACCAGAAGCAGGAGTTCCTAATGCGGGAGTCACCAAAGTAGGACTATTTGACAGAACAACAGAACCTGTGCCAGTAGAGCTAGTTACACCAGTACCACCATTTGCAACAGGCAGAGTGCCAGTAATGTCAGAAGTGGAAAGGCTTACTGCATCCCAAGAAGCGTTAGTGCCATCAGTCTGAAGATACTTATTTGCATTGCTTGTTTGACTAGGCAAGAGGTTATTCAGAGCAGCAGTAGCCGTAGAAGCACCTGTACCACCATCAGCAACCGCTAAATCTGTAATACCAGTAATTGAACCACCAGTAATGTTGGCGGCAGAGTTATCTGTTTTAGTCGCAACAGCAGTCTGAATATTATTAAATTCAGTATCAATCTCAGTACCCTTAACAATCTTTAAAGGATTGCCAGGTGACAGGTTGTCTTTTGATGCAAAGTTAGTAGTTTTGGTGTAATTTGACATAGTTTACCTCTTACCCTATTTTGCCATCTTTGGCTTGAATTTCAATCTTTTGCAGAGAAAATGAAACATTGTTAATCGTTGTTTCATAACCAGTTTGGACAATCTTTCCCGCACCAGAAGCATTCGCTGTTAGCGTCTTAATTGGCACACCACTTGTGTATTCAGCAATGTTGTACTCAGCAGTTCCATACTCATAACTTGTCTGTGAAGGAATATAAATATTCTCTGCACGATAAGCACCAGAATAATCAAAACCCCAATTGATCGTTAAAAACTGATTAGACCCACCAATAACAATGGCAGTAATGTTTTTTAGGATGGAAATCTGATTAGGATTGCCCAAGTCAGCATTGTTGGTGTAGTACGCAAATCGGTACGTGTTGGCATCATCAAGATAAGTTCCATACTTACCAATGTAGCCATTCTTACCAATGTATAGGTCACCATTACGCAATGAACGCAAAGCAGTTGGTGCAATTGAGTCCCACTTTGTTACACGGGAAGCACCATCTTGCAAAGATTGTTTGGTATCAAAACAGTAAACTTGGAATGTTGCGGGTAAAACAAGCAGATAAAAGGCTTCTTTTTCTGAGTAAACAGACTTCAAATTAGCCAGTGTTTCGCTTACCAATGCTGAATTTAGGTCAAAACGAACATTCTTAGACAAATCTCGCAAAGGAGCAGACTTCTCTTGGATTGTCCTCATCAGTGAACGAACACCTGAGTCTGACAAGAAAATTACATCAGAACCAACGCTTTGAATGGTATCTCTTGCAATACATCCAATAGAACCAATTGTGTCGCTTAAAACCAAGGATGCGGGTGTTGAAGCACCAGAATAGACAAGAATCTGTCGTTTACCAAAGATAAACAAGAAATCATTGTGAGCTGCCAAGCCCATCACTTCATCAGCACCATTAGGCCACACACGGGAAACATCTAATGAGCCTGAAGTACCACCACCCCATACATGACCTGCAATCAGATCAGAGAAGGTTACTGTTACTTTGTCAGTAGCAGTATTAGCCACCCATAAGCGACCAAATGCTGAAATAGCAATGTTGGCTTGAGGAACAGTAGCAACATAACCAGACTTCTCTGACACTCTGCGATAAGTAGTTGTACTTACTGCGGGGTCATAAATCAGAGGATCGTGACCTGTTTGAAAAAAGTAAGCAATGCCATTTAAGGATGCAGTTTGCCAATTAGATGCAGTAATCGTAGGAGCAGAACCACCACCACCATAAGTCAACTCAGTCACCGCATTGGCAGTGCCAAGTTTAAATATCTTGTTGTTGCCAGCAAACAGAACTGTAAGAGTCCCATCAGTCTGGACTAACTCATGGATAACACCAACATCGTTAGCACCTAAAGCACCAGAGGAAGAGTTAACCCTTGACCAACCTTTTCTAGCACCAATACGACCATACTGATCCAAGATGCAGTTAGTCGCAACCAAAGCAAAGCCAGCCCCTAAATCAAGGGGAGAATCTTCAGTATTCAGGCCATAGAAGCCTGGTGCTGAGAGACTATAACTTTGGAGTTGTGCTGCCATTAGACCGCCACAAAGTTGTCTTCAGGATAACGAGTGGACTCCAATGCAATGGCATCAGAGAGCATTCCTCTAAACAAGGCATAAGCCTCGGAAGAGTTTGTTCCACCATCTTCACCACGCTCAATCAAAGCACGAGCATAAGCACTTTGAGTCACCAAGTAATCAAGAACTTTTACAGATGTTGAATCGGAACTTAGATTTGCTTGTGGGATAGTTACATCAAACTTCAATGTATATACGCCATCAGGAACAGGGAACAAGTCAACCTTTGTATCGCCACTACCATCTACACCACTAAAGCAAAACTCGCTAGGAATAGACTGTGAAGGCGTACCAAAGTTGAGTTTGCGGTTCATGTCCGCAACAGTGGTGTTATCTAAAGTAATAACGCTAGTAGTGTTGATAGCGTCATTGATACGAAACTTCTGACCCGCACCTGTCAAAGCATAAGAACTTGTACCAGAAGTAGTACTAACTGTAATCGTTTGTCCTAAAACATTCCAGTTATAGGAATCTTCAATCTGACGCTTGGCATCATTGACAAACTTGCCAATCAAAGAAGAATAGGTTGTTTCGCCAACAGTAGATACTGTGCTTTCACGCAAGCGAACTAACACATCGTTAACAAGTTCTAAGTAGGTCATGTTCGTTGCGCTCCTGATACTTCAAATGTGGCAATAAAACTGAATGTACTTGC